ACTGGTTATCCAGGACCTAAAGAGAAGGATTTCATAGTGATTGCTGGGCCTTGCTCGATTGAGGACCGGGAACAAGTGAGGAGTGTATGCCGAGAGATATCAAAGAGAGGCGTGACCTTCATGCGAGGAGGCGTGTATCGAGCAGGAACATATCCACCGAATCCACAGGACTTCGGATTGAGGCTAGACCTACTATACGCCTGGTATGGGATCTCCAAGGAATACGGTTTAAAAATTATCGTAGAGGTATTGGATATAAGGCAACTAGAAAAGATAGCAAGCATAGCCAATGCCATCCAGATAGGGGCTAGGCACATGCAGGATTATGCCCTGCTAAAAGAAGTATCCCAGCTTGACATGCCTGTAACATTAAAACGTCATCCTGGTTCTAATGTGAATGAGTTTCTTGGGGCAGCCGAATATCTTTGCCAGGGAAAGTGCAGGCCTATCCTGGTTGAACGCGGATCCTCTACTTTCATGGATCACGTGCGTTGGGACCTATGTGTGTCTCTGATATCCGAGATCAAGATTAAAACCAAATTGCCGATCATTGTGGATGCCAGCCATGGTTCTGGACGTAGGGAGTTAGTGGAGCCACTGACTTTATCTGGAATTGCAGCAGGATCTGACGGTTTCATGGTAGAAGTGCATCCAAACCCAGAACAGTCGCTTTCAGATGCCCGTCAGGCCTATCCCTTACAAAATTTTTGTCATCTATATGGTCGTGCTAGGGAGCTTTGGCAGTTGAAGCGCAACTGGGAGGAAGCCTGTTAGGGTGCCAAAAGTAATAAAGACGAAAACAGAATTGGGTGAATTTGAGTTTAGGATACCATGGTGGTTTTTAAGCAAGCGAAGGCCATTGGTCAATCCACCTAGAGATCGTGGTAAAAGGGGAAAAAGGTCCCGATTTCTAAAAGACAAGGAGATAACATGAATTGTTATATATGTGGGGAGAAAAGCTGGATAGAACTGAAGGATTTCCATAAAGAAAGTGTACTTTTGATTTGTAAACCATGTGGTAATCTTTGTCACCGCGTTGAGGAGCAAGATGAGAAGGTGCTTTTGGATTTCTACCGAAAGGAATATAGAAAAGCCCCTAATCATATCAACCTAATAACTACCGGAAACAAGATGCTTTATCACGAAGCCTTTTTAAAAGATTTCCTTGAAGGTAAGAAAGGATTATCTTGTGCGGACATTGGGGCTGCGACAGGATACTTCCTGGCATGGTTGAAAAAGCTTGGACATCGAGTAACAGGAACTGAATATACAACAACTTTTAGACGAGTTTCAGAACACTTTTATGGTATTCCATTGACAGAAGAATTGCAAAGTGACCGTTCGTATGATCTAATCAGTATCTACCATACCCTGGAGCACCTGTCTAAACCAGATGAGAAGATTAAGAGATATTTAGAGGTGCTAAAGGATGATGGCCGAATTTATATTGCTTGCCCCTATTGGCTTGAGGAGATTTGGGAACCATCCGGAACTCCAATCAGCACATTTGAGAATTGGTTTCACAAGAACCACATCAACCTGTTCTCAAGGAATCAGCTAAAGAACATTTTCCGTAAGCTGGGTCTTTACTGGGAAAAGGAGAATTATACTTACTACGGACAGACATATCTGTTGCGTCGAGGAGAGAAAAAGACAATCGAACAGGAAGACTGGCAACGTGTTCTGGATATCTTAACTAAGGTGAAGACTGCAATCGAGTTTTACTCTAAAGGAAAGTTCAAACAGGCCACAGAGATATATCCTGATTTTCCAGATGCACACACCAGGTTGATCCTGGGGACTTATAGCAAGGAACCGGAACGACAAATTGACGCCTGGGAAAGCCTGCCTGAAAAGATAAAGCAGAACTTTCACATACGCTCATCCAAGATGGGTTGGCTGATCCAGAGACAGGAATTTGAAAAAGCCCTGGTTCTTGGAGAAGAGATTTTAAAAGATAAGCCCAACTGCGACACATTGAATAATATTGCTCTTTGCCTGACAAGATTGGGTAGGTACAAAGAGGCAATGTCTATATTTTCTGTGATAGCTTCTCGTAATCCAACCGTATGGACTTCTTCAACAGATTTAACGCTATGGTGTGCTGCACAAATGCCTTCCTGGGACGAGAGAGCCATGGATCAGGCCAAGGATATGCTTTTCAAGGAAGCTTTAAACACTGGAAAAATAAAAGTGGAGTTGAAAGATGAAACTTCAGAAGTCAACTCGGAAGGGTTATCGAGCAAAGAGATTCCCATGGGAGGAGTGGTTTCAGGAATATCTGATGGCACCCATGGAAATGGGCCAGACGGAATTTATCCGAAACAAGGGATTGAAACCGTCAGGGACTCTGCATCTTAAGCTTATTGGGTGGAAGAAGCGAAAGAAAGAAATATGGGCCAATGCTTTACAGACAGGACAGGAACGAGCTAGGTACCTTTGGTCTAAAGAGTTACCACAATTCGTAAATGATCTAGTCAATTTAAAGAATAAATGCGTTGAATTATCTCGCCTAGATAAAATCAATCCAAAAGATATGGAATCTCTGGTAACAAGTTTAACTGAACTGGCACAGACAGTAAATTTGATTACAGGTGGGGCTACGGCCAGAGTGGAAGGTAAATTTTTAAACCTGCACGCCTCAATAGTAGACGAGATAGAGCGTGAGGGTGAAACCTATGACGGAGGCAGAAGGGGTCAGACTGAAAGACAAAATATGGAGGTTGACAAACCTCTATTGGATCAGGGATAAGAAGAGAAGGAAGGTTAAGCTCAAGTTCAACTGCATCCAACGACGCATTATCAATGCCCTCCAGCCTTTCTGGAAATCCAAAAAGCCACTTCTACATTTTGACCTAAAGTATCGCCAGGGAGGGGTAAGTACTCTCATGGAGCTTATACACCTGGACGATACCATATTTCATCAAAACACAACTTCAGGCATTATTGCACAGCGTCGTGGCACTCTCAACCATCTTTGGGAAATCATCCGATATGCACATGCCAATATGCACTCCGGGATAAAACCAGAGTTGGATCAAGATACTTCCCATGCTTTGAAGTTCAAAGGTACAGGTTCCAGAATTTTTGTTGATCTTAAAATTCAGTCAGTAGGACTTCATAATCTTCACATCTCGGAGTATCCACTATGCCAGGAAAAGGACATTCAACAAACCCTAGCTGCCTGTGCTCCAGAAGCTAATACCACCTTTGAGGGAGTAGCTGAGGGCATGAACCACGCTTATGACAAGTATTTTGAGCTAAAGGAACAAGGGGCAGCACTCTTCCACCCATGGTTCATCCAGGAGGAATACAGGATAGAAGAAAAGATCCCCGTTATCTGGACCGAGGAGGAGAAGCAGCTAGCCATTATGGCTAGGAAAGATTACAGTATTGAACTGGATGATGCTCAGGTTAGGTTCCGGAGAGCCATGAAGTCTAAGTTGCGGGACCTGTTCCCGGCCCTCATGGCTGAGGATGATCGAACTTGCTTTATCTCATCTGGCAACCCGTTCTTTGACAACCGCAAGATGGAAGTGCTTTACCGTGAAGCTCGTGCCTACCCTGGAAATCGTGAGGTAGCAGATTATGATGCTTGGGACCAGTGGGAGGAGCCCCAGAAAGGACACCTGTACGCCGCAGGAGCTGATGTAGCGGAAGGTTTAGACATGGGAGGTGATCCTGAGGTAGGAGGTCGGGACTGGTCGGTACTGGCTATAACCTGCGTGACCTGTAAGAGACAAGCCTTTCGATACCGGGCACGTGTGGGCATGGATGCTTTTTACCGGGTGTGTGACCAATGGGGACGGGAATACAACCAAGCACTGCTTGCAGTGGAAAGGAACAACCACGGACATACTGTCTTGCAAGGTTATAAAGAAAATTGCTCCTACCCTAACCTGTATTCTGAAATGGTTATGGGTAAAAAAGAGGCAAAAGTAGGTTGGGAGACTAACAGTGTTACTAAAGCAATCATGTTAGATCAATTTAAGCAACTAATTGAAGGTAAATTTGAGGATGACGAGGAGAATTTTGAACCCGAAATTACAATTTATGACCTGAAATTTTTGCAGGAGGCTTTTACTTTTAAGAATAAAGGGGGTAAATTATCAAGCGATGCTGGTCGTCATGATGATCTGATAGTAGCATGGGCCATCTCGGCTCAAATGTACTTAAAGTTGAGATCTCAGATAACCCTAAAAAACAACATATCAGATCAGATCATGGTGGCTAATCCGACAGAGGCCAGCAAGCTTGGTTACTAATGCCGAAAGTCCAGGAACCTGAAGTTCAGGAAAAAACGGACCGAAAGATAGAACTTGGTCCTAAACTGGAATCGGAAACTCTCTTTGAATCTCCTTACTACCCAGTTTCATTTATCTTTCCCTATAACCCCGATCCATTAGTTAGGGGCAATGACTACTCCATCTACGATGAGATGCGCGATGATGACCAGGTAAAGGTAGCTCTCAATCTGAAGAAAAGCGCTGTTTTGGGAAGCGGTTGGGTTGTGTCGTGCGAGGATCAAGAGATAGCTGATTTCGTAACTGAAAATCTTAAAAATCTTGGATTATCCAATTCCCTGGAGAGTAGTTGGGATGAAGTTTTAAGTGACATCCTCAATGCCTTTGACTATGGCTTTACGCTCTCGGAACATATTTACCAATCCCCAGGGAAAACCAAATCAGGAAAATGGGAGATAAAGACCATAAAGGTCAGGCCTCCACACAGCTTCATATTTCATCTGGAGAAGGACGGAACAGTTAGGGAGATTGAGCAGTTGGCTTCTAGCTTTATCAAGCCGAGCATCAAGATCAATCCCGACACTCTGATTCATTACGTCAATGACCCGGAGTTTGGAAACCCCTATGGTACCAGCGATCTGAGGGCGGCGCATCCAGCCTGGAAAGCCAAGAAATTTGTATTCAGGATGGCAATGCGCTATGCAGAGCGGTTTGCCAGTCCAACAGTGGTCGGCAGATACAAGCAGAACATGGGCGCTGGTGAGATTGACCGTCTCTATAATCGTTTGCAGCGAATTCAAAGCCACACAACTTTGGTTTTGCCAGAAGAGGTGGTCGTTGATTTTGTCCAATCGAGCCGTGACTCCCAGGATACCTATGAAAAGATCCTGAATATGCTCAATATGTGGATTGCCCGTTCTATACTAGTCCCAGATTTACTTGGTGTTTCTGGAGGACAATCCACAGGTGGTTCTCAGGCTTTAGGGCGTGAGCAGTTCAAGGTGTTCATGCAGATGGTTGAGCGTAACAGAAGAATCCTGGAGCAAAAGATCAACATCAAGCTAGTTCAGCCTATGGTTCTAATCAATTTTGGTGATGTTCCATGCAGCTTTTCGTTCAAGCCCATCGATTTTGGAGAGAGCCAGGAACTTCTTAAGATTTGGGTCACTGCTGTAAATGGTGGGGCATTTAAACCAAATCCAGAGGAGGTCAATTATCTTAGAAAGGGATTAGGTTTTCCTGAAGGGGATGTTGTGGAAAAGCCTGTGTTTGATCCAAGGCTAATCAAAAATAATCCAGAACTTGGAAAGGCTTTTGGGACTTCACAATCCAATGTTCTAGCTTTCAGGGACAAAACACCGTATGAGGCAAAGTTTGACTTTGAACGGGCAGAGAAGGTAATGGACACCTCTGAAAATTCATTGGTTCCAGAATTGATGAGCCTGGTACGAAAGATGGTGGGCGATCTAATAGATCAAATTAAGAAGAAAAAGATCATAGAGAATTTTAAGCCAGAGCTTATCAGCAAATTGGAGCTTCCTTTCCGAAGGGAGATGAATCAGGCCGTTAAGGGGCATTTTTTAAGCCTTTTTAGAGAGAGCCTGGATCAGGTTAAAGAAGAGCTTTTGCCAAGTAAGCTAAGAAAATTCACAGCCGATGATCTTTTCCCGGATGACTTTGAGGATATTCTCAGGGCTGAATCCTTTAAGCTGGTGGGAGATATTACTTCCCGAATATTGAGGAAATCTCAAGACGAGATCATATCCGGTCTTAGAACTGGGGCGTCCCTGGGGGATATCATATCGGCCATCAAGGAAAGTGCCGTAACTGACAACGAGAACTATTTGATCACTACGGTACGAACGAGAACCACAGAAGTTTTCAATGCAGCACGCAAGACTTTTTTCGACAGTGATCCAGTGGCACAAGAGATTGTTGTTGGCTATCAGTATAGCGCTATAATTGACAAGTCCACAACTCGTGTATGTCGAGAACTTGACACTCTAAAATTCAGCAAAGAAAATTCAGGGGATTTTCTAGCAAGGGCCACTCCTCCTTTACATTTTAACTGCCGGAGCATGTGGGTTCCTATAACAAAATTTGAGGGAATTGAGGACTGGGACAAACCGAAAAGCTATGAGTGGCTGGAATCAAGAGGGGCCGCCCTTGTTCAGGAATTTCAATTTATTCCAGATAAGGTGGCTTCAGGTCATGTCAAGGGTGTAGGAAATTCTCCTGTTATTTCTCCCTCTGGTATTGGAACGAGGATCAAGGTTAAGAGGGTCTCCGCATCACTTATTACCATTGATGAGATCTGCATTGTTGGTTTTAGGGTTTCCGATCAGGATGATGTGAGATACCAGAAAACTTTAAACAGGTACTCTCAGACAAACGAACCTGATTTAGGGAGTGAGGGGTGGATTCTTCCGGAGAATACAGGATTGATGATCAACACCTCGTGTGATTCAGAGATAGCATACACCTGTGTTTATGAAATTATGGATTTATCTGGAAACATTCTGGCGTAAATGAATGGCACAGAGAGTCATCCTAGTCAATTCCGATACCGGCGCGGAGATCGGAACCCCGACCAATCCATTGCAGGTCAACATAACAACGAACACAGCTGCAAATGCAGAGAATGTAGGCATAGCTCCAGGGAGCAATACGGTCAGTGCAGTGCAAAGCGGGGGATGGAACTTCGGGATCAACCCGCTGTCGAACACAGTCTCAGCCATACAATCAGGTACATGGACAGTGGGATTGGGAGCTGGAACGGCCACCATAGGATCAGTTCTAGTGACAGGAACAACAACCAGCCGCTTGCCGACCAGTCCCGATACCTCCACAACGATTATAGTTGGCACTACGACCTCCAGAATTCCTATTTCGGGAGATACCAATACCGTAATTGCCGTTGGGACAACCACGAGTCGTCTTCCGGTGACCGCAGATACCCTGACTGCCATTATTATTGCCACAACGACCTCTCTGCCGCCATTCAATTTGAGCACTTTGACCTCGACAGCTCCGATAGCGGCCAGCTTGACTGCGAAGGACATAATCTTGACTACCGGGAGTGCAACGATAGGGGCTGTTCTAGTGTCGGGAACCACGACCAGTCGCCTACCAGTGAGTGGGGACACAAATACCGTGATCGTGGTCGGAACAACGACTTCAAGAATCCCGATCACAGGGGATGTTCTTTTGTCTGGTACAGCTTCTATAGCGGGAAATGTGGGGTTGACAACGAGCTCTGCGACCATAGGCGCTGTAGTAATTTCAGGAACAACGACTTCCAGGATTCCGGTTTCGGCAGACACCGGGACAACTTTGGTTGTTGCGACAACGACGGCAGCCTTGCCTGTGAATTTAGCCACAAATACGGCCAACCTGGGAATGACGGTGGGGATCGGGGCTTCCAGCAATACGGTTGCAGCAGTGCAATCAGGATCCTGGAATGTTTCTTTGACCACCGGGACAGCGACAATAGGGGCAATTCTAATC